AAAGGACAAGAGAAACCTCTTGGGGCCTTTTTGTGCTATTCCCCGAAATCAATTTCTCGGGTTCTAGTTGGTTGATCGCGGGTAGTTTTGTATTTACCCTTGAAATTGTTTTGTCTGAGGTCATGAATCAAAGCTTGCGATTTGCTTCTTGTTTCCTCATCGATGGCTGCGCGTTTCTTTGCTTGTCTCGCGTGTGAGATCTTAGCCAGAGCCAGGTCTCCCATCGTAATTAGGTCTTTGTGTTTATCGATCTCGCCGGAAAAGAAACCTTGGAGGTCGGTATTCATTTCAGGTACTTCTTCTTTAGTTACGAAGGTGTATCCTGCTCTTTCGGCTTTCTTGATGTTGTTCACATCGAGTTGACCGTTGTTGATGTAGATTCTCTTCCATTGAAGGTCGTAACCTTCCAGTTCGAATCTTTTCTTCGCCTTTGCGGGGACATCAAGGTCTCCAGGGCGTTTGTAGGTTTCTTCAAGGTCGTCCTCAACGGGGGACTCAAGGATCTCATCGATCACAGACATTGAGATGGACTTACCTTTTTTAGATTTAGGCTCGTCCTTGGTATTGAATTCTTGGTTTGGTTTAGAGATTTCGTCTTTTGACATGGTATGGTTATTTCCTAATTATCTATCTTTACGTATTGGCTTCCGGCTTTCTCGGCACGTTCCATTTTGAGTTTTTCCTTAGCGTAGTCCTGATAAGACACACCGAGGATATCGGCCATGCTCTTTTCTTCAGATGTAAGGGTGACTTTGTTTGGGGAAGCTTTACGAGAAGAGTTGCGGTTAGGACCACTGACTTTCTGCGAAATCTTTTTCTTAGGTTTAACGTCGGAAGAACGGGACGAATTAGAAGACTCATCATCTTCTTCATCAGATTCTAATTCATCGTCTGTGTCTTTCGCAAGCAATCCTAGTTTTTTGACACGTTTGTCAATCAATTCGTAAAACTCTTTACTGGTTGGGTCATACCCTTTGTTAATCAGGGCCTGGTTGTAAATAACGATTTCTTCCTGAGCTTCCTTTTCAGCTTTGCTTTCAGGATTCAAAAACCAATCATTGGACTTAAGCCAACGCTGGGTGGCTTTAGGGGCATCCTCAAGTTTAGCCGGAGCTTTCTTGCGGGGGGTTTCATCTTCGTCCTTATCGTCATCAGCAGGTAGATCCGCGATAACTTCAGGCTTCCACGAGTTAAGTGCTTGAAGCGTCAGCTGGGTTTCGCCCATCTTCGCCATAAGCTCAACTTTAGTGTCGCTATCATCATCTTCTTCAGCCTTCTTCAAGGCTTTCTTGATCATGTCTAGCTGGGTTGAAAGAGTGGTTTTTTGGGATTCAATCGTGGCTGTGAGGTTGGTTGCCTGAGCTTTCTTGGCTTCGTGGGCTTCCTTTTCCTTTTCCTTCAGCTTTCTTTTAAGCTCTCTGGCTTCAGCTTCACGCTGTTCTGCCAGCGCCTCGGCTTGTTTGGCCTTGGCATTTAGTTCACGAATACGCTCATTGGCGCGAGATGGCTTTTGACCTTTACCCTTAGGGGCTTCTTCAAGTTCATCCTCTTCGTCGTCACCGGTGTCTATACCGTCATCGTCGTCAAGGTCGTCATCATTGGGGTTTCCGGTGTCGAGGTCATCCTCGTCATCATCTTCATCGTCGAAACCGTCTAACTCTAGTTCGTCATCGGTAATCTTTTTGTTATCCTTATAGTCATCAGGATTGATGGGAGTCCATTTAGTCATTAGGCATTGTTAACGCTTTACAATTGGCGAGAGGTCGTTAGACCGTGGGCATTGCGGTGATGTTGAATTTGGGGTCAATAGTCGCTGGATCGTCAACAACCGCGAGAACGCGATCACAAGCAACAAGTACAACAGGGACACCGCGAAGTAGAATCTTGGTGCCTGAATTTTTAGGGATAAGAACGTAGTCACCTACTTTGCAGTAAGGGACGCCGTTGAAGCCTTCTTGTGTGTAGGCCGTGGGACCAAGAGCAAGAACAAGACAAATGTTGTTTAGATAGTTGATGTCGTCTTTTGCTTCATCGGGGATGTAAATACCACCTTTGGTTTTCTCGTCTACCTTCGTAGGTTGAACAAGAATGTTGTAGCCGGTGATGTTGAACCCTGAGGTATCTACGGGGCCAGCGGCCATTGTGGTTTTGTCGTCGTTTAAAACACTAAGTTGTTTCATCTTCGTAGTCTAAGTCTTCGTCGTTACGATAGAGCTTGTCGTAAACTTTGTTGAAGGCGTCTCTAATATCGCGTACTAGCTCGATACCTTCACAAGTCGCTTTGTAGCTCACCGGATCTAAGGCACCTGTTAAAACACGGGCCTTTAAACTTTCGGTAGTTTCGTCAAGCTCTTTTAGAAATATGGTTTTTAGTTCAATCATTCGGCTTTCAGCCTCAGCGCTGCTACGCAGCTACACGTGAGATTATAAAGGCTTAGTTATGTAAAGTAAACCTATTTCTTAGGGGGAGCTTTAGGCGCTGGTTTAGGTTTAGCCTTTTCCAGTTCAACCTTGTGCTTACGATCCAGGTTCTTAGAGTTCTCATCAATCATCTTGGCGATGAAATCAGACATCTGTTTCATTTGCGCTTGGGTCTGTTGAGCCTCAAGCTGCATAGCCGCAATAGCCAGTTTGTTTTGCTCGGCTTGTTGTTTCAGCGCAAGCTCTGCCTGGTCCAGCATACGTTGGAAATGTTGTTCGGCAGCTTCCAGTTGTAGTTTGCGGCCTTCGTTGGTCGCTCTGATAACTTCGGCGTTGGCGAGTTTGTTTTTGGCTCCATCGACACCTTCGGCTTGTAGTTTTGCCAGCTCTTGGTTTGTCTGAGAGAGTTTTTGTGCTGCTTGTGCAACCGCAGGATCACCACCCTGTTGTCCACCAGAGGCCGCTACCGCTGCTTGGAACTTAAGAACCGTGTGCTCTTGAATGTTCGCAGACAGGACCGGTACCAGCGCTTGCATAAAAGGAGAAGCGCCTGACTGAGGATCTTGTAAAAAAGCAGACTTAACAGCAATGTGACTATCATGATCTTGCCCAGGGAAAGCTTTAATCGGCTTACCTTCTTGTGCCAACTTGATATCCGTGATCGGATCATTCTGTTGCGCTTGTTCGGGATCTGGAACAAAGATATCGATTTTTTGTCTGTCAACACCTAGGGACTCATAATATTCTTTCGTTACGGCGCGTATGTCGTGGATCTGCGGAGTTTGTAGAGCAGCCGTGTAAATAGCTTGCGCTTGCGTCATGCGTTGCGCTTGAGACGAGATGTTAGGGTCCGATTGAGGAACAACATCTACGCGGCCATCATAATCGCTCTTTTGGATACCAAAGGTTTCTCCGACAACATCAAACTCTTCAACTTCACCCAGATACTCGTAGTTGATACGCGCAAGGATTTTGAATTCCTCTTTTTGGGCTTTGTGAAGACGCTTGTGGACCCCTGAGAAAAACTTAGAGGAAGCCTCAAGTAGGGCCATAGTCGTACCGACTGGTCCGTAGTTTGTAGAGTCCGCGATCATTTGCTCGGCTGTGTCAGCGAACTTCTGCGATCTTTGCTCAACAAACTGGTACATCTGCATCAGGGTAACCGAAGGTTCCTTGAACGGGATAAGCTTGATCATTTGGTCCATAGGAAGTCCACCGGATTCAACTTCTTTGAATTGACCGGGAGATAGAGGACCGTCATCACGAATACGCAGACGTTTATCTACAAAGCCAGCGTTCAAGTTGGCAAACATACCGGAGTCGATCAGGGATCTCATCGTGGATGTAAGCGTGAGCTGTAAGTTACCTAGCAGGTGGATGTAACCAAGGCCGTAGAAGCCCATGCCAGGTACAAACTTGTAGTGCGTGAAAACTTGAAGGCGTTCTTTCTTGTCAATGTCTTCTTCAGCCCAACCACGGTAGATGGAAAGGACTGTGAGAGTGTCTTTGTCGAAAGTCACAATGTAAGGTAGGGCAAGGCCATCCTCATCTTCAAACTTGGTGCCTTCCAGTGTCAGATATGTGTGTTGCTCGATCAGTGTGTAAACCTTGTCGGTTTCCGAAGGGGAGAAACCCATGAGGTCGTCAACAGCCATCGTAATGTCACCGTCATCACCAAAAGAAACAGGTCCACCCAGCTCCACATCTCTGTAGAAGCCGGTTACTTGTGATCTACGTAAATCGTCGTACATCACCTTCATCACGTGGGAGAATGTGTGGGTGCTTTCGAGATTGGTTGCGGTATACGGGGCTACAAGGTCATCGATAGGCACATAGGCGCTAACGGGACGTTGCAAGGCTGAGGAATAGTAAGTCTTTTTAAAGCAAGAGCCGATGATCGGTAGATAAAACAAAAGCTGTTCTTGTTCATCAAAGTATTCTTTCATTTGCTCCATGACTTGGTAGTTCATGTGAGCGCGAACTCTTTGGGCCTGTGCTTCCTTCTCGGGAGTAGAAGCACCTAGCACCTGGGTCTTTACGGGACCCTTAGGGTTAAACAGTTCGGTTGACGCTTTGGCTTGGAACTTAACGGCGCTCTCAAGGATAAGCGGGTGGTGAGCGGAACAGGCTCCCGGAAAGGGATCGTTGGTTTCTTCTATGCGGGTCCCAAGGAGAGAAAGACCGCCTTTGATGTCTTGCATATATTCTTTGCGCGACATTTCATCGTTGTTGAATTTCTCCAGGGCGTCAGAAGCAATACGCACGAGTACATCATCATCCAGATGTTCGGCCAGGTTCACATCAAACGCTGTGTCGTCATCGGCTATATCTTCGTCAAACTCATCGTCCTCCTGTTCGAACGTAAAGTCCGTTGAGCCATCGTCAAATTCCTCTTCGAGAACACGCGTTGGTGTGTCAAAAGCTGTTTGTTCTGCGAGAACGTTGTCTAGGGGATTTTTCTTAGATTTTAGTTTTTCAATCAAGGGGAGGGTAGCCACTATTTACATATTAGTGAAATTGTAGGAGATTATGATCGGCCTGTCAAGGCGCTCCAGTAGGTAGACTGAACTTTCTGATGATGACCACCGGACTCTTCTTCATCGTCCTCGTGGTCGTATTTTTCGTGTCTGATTATACCGTTATCACGCATCCAGATAACAGCCATGGATACGGTGTCGGTGTAGTCGTCGTGCGGGGCCGAAGGAAAAGAACAAGTTTCCTGGATCACATCGTTGGCCCATTCGCGGTTCAAAGGTGCCCATACGCGCTTCCCACGCATAAGGATGGCCGCAGCGTGAAGCCTTTCTTCTTTCTTTGCGCGGGGGTCATAGGGGACACAAGGGAACCCACGGTTGAACAACTCAGCTAAAAGACCGATACCGCTTTGCTTCTTTTCAACAATAAAGTAATCGGGGTTGTAATCGGCTCTTAGCTGTTCACAGACCTGTAGCAACTCGTTTCCATCCCATTTACCGCGCTGGGCATCCAGGAGGATCATAGAGGGAACCCAGGTGGTCTCCCCTTTGTCATTCGTGTAAGGCGTGTGGAACGTTCCCCAGACGGTCACAGCGCTGTAGTCGGATCTCTGGGTCTCGTGGTAGGCGGTGTCCATAGAGACAATCACCTGGGCCACCTGAGGCTTCCCCTTTACATCCTCGTCCCACATCTGCCAGTCTTCGTGCTTGACGATGTTACCGTCTTGAGGGATCGGGTTTTGCATGTACAGCGCCCACCACTTATAAGGCTCGGTTTGCATGTAGTTGGCCTTTAGCTCTTCCAGCTCCTCGATAGGCTTCCACTCGGGCCAGTAAGACGTTCCGACCTCGTACCAGCCTTCCGGATCATTGGCACGTTTAAGGAGCTTGCTACCGGTTTCGTCCAGGATGGCCGGGACACAAACGATCTTCCAAGGACGCTTCGACTTGGCATCGACCTGTAGGAGGAACCCCGAAGGGTCATCTAGGACCCATCGTGTGTTAACCATCAGCTCGGCAGCTCCTGGTTGGCTACGAGATCTAATACCGGGAATATAGTTATTGTTGATCTTTGTACGCTCGGTTTTAGAAAAGGCCGTTTGTTCGGACAGCATATCGTCGCAAATGATGAAGTCACCGCCACGGCCAGCGATCCCCGTTCCGGCACCGGCACAGAAGTAGCCGCCGTTCTCAGTGGTAAAGAATCTTTGAGCGCTGGAGGCTTTGGGGTCCAACTGGGTTCTAGGGAAAATCGATTGGTACTCTTCGGTTGCCAAAAAGTTCTTAAGGGGTCTTCCGAATACGTCGATAGCCGTTTGAACGGAGCCACCGACCAGCAGGATACGGAACTTTGGGTTACGCCCGAGGACCCACGCAGGGAAAAGAATAGAGCAAAGGACCGACTTCATGGATCTAGGGGGAAGGAACACCTGAAGGCGCTCTGTGCGGCGCTTGGGGTCCACGTAGCTCTCGTAAAGGCTCTGGAGGTGATCACAGATGATCTCAATGTGTCTCCCGGTTCTAAACTTGTTCGGGATGACCACCTCAGCAGTCAATTTGACGAAGGCGTAGAAATCATATCGGGCCTCGTTAATGACCAAATCCATGAGGAAATCTCTGACGCGCTCTCGGATGATCGGAGGGACCGCATTAGGGTTATCGGTAAGAAAGCTTACGATCTTAAGGCGTAACTTCTTGATCCTAAGGAGTTCTTCGGGTAGCGTGATAAGGTAATCGGCTACGTTGATACGTTGGCCTTCTGTTAAGTTCTTGTAATCACTCTTTAAAAGCTGTTCTACAAGTTGTCTTTGGGAGGAGATATTTAGGTTTTCGTCTAACACTTTGATTTAGTTACATTTACTTTTTAGGGAACATTAAAAGACCGAGTAATTAGCAATCTCTAATGTTAATTAACCTTTGTAATAATATTTCAAGAAAGAGAAAGAAAAGAATAAGAATAGTGATATAAGAGATACTTTATAACTATTTTTAGGATTTCCTTAAAAAACGCTTGTAGAAGGGTTAAAAGATAAGCTATAAAGATACACCATCCCCTTCCATATGGACTCCCTTATGTTTGCCTTAATGTAAAAGGGAAAGAAATAAGATTAACAATATGATTTAGTTCATATATGTTGTCTTAACTTTAGACATGACCTTCGGGTATAAGAGTCATTAAGGGGCAAGAAGCAAACGATATATAAGTATAGTCCCTGGGTTTGAACTTAGGGTGATGGGGGCGTCCCCAGGGAGAGTAACATTTAATCAATTCTTAAAGATAGTAGCCCAAAGTTTAGCTCTCTGTAGGTATGGGCGACCCCTAGGGAGTCTTAAATGAAACCTAACTTAATAAAATACAAAGCACTATTTTAATGGTGACCACTAATTTATAGCGTCATCGTCATCAGGGACCTCAGCAGCCAGTCCTTGAGATTTCCCTAAGACCCCTGCAAATCTCGACATATCCTTAGCCAAGTCACCGTCCTTAGAGACTAATCCCTCTTTGGACGTTTTTATTGTTTCAGACTTCTTAACGACAAACCCACCGATGTCATCAATGCACTGAAGGATCTTAGCGGCTGTCGATACCTGTTTATTGTCAACGGCCATTTGGTACAGCTCATTGTACTTACGAATCTGTTCATGCACATCCAAGCCATACGTATCGGCTCGTTCGTCTCTTAACTGGGCAATCCTAGCGATGATCCGGGGGTCCTGCTCGATCTTGTGAGCGTATTTCCCCGGGGACATATTCTGAGGGTTCGACAGTTTAGCAGCATTCGTCTTCGTTTTACCGGAAGCTCTCAGCTGACAGTAGTGTTCCA